ACCGCATCTTCTCAAAGTAAGATACAATCTTACTTCTCCCCGGTCTGAGACCGGCGACACCCTCTAACTAATAGGGTGCCGACCACCTACGCTTGATGTCGACGGCAGTAGGACGTCCAGCGAATTGCAAGTGATCTGGTGAGAAAGGTTCAGACCTTCCTGGCATCAGACACTTAGCAAGTGCGCCACTACCTTCAAGAGGACTTTTCCTCTTGGTGGGCACAACCACCATAGCCTTGACTAGGGGCTTATGGAGAGTTGGATGCTCACGCTCGGATGCGTAGCCGAGTGAGCACGTGCGCACAAGCCCAGGAGACGTATCGAGACCATTGGGAAACGGAATTAGCTTCCCAAGCAAATGGTCAAGATATCTTGCAGTTCTCCAGTAACCGTTCAGATACATTTGGTTACGAAGAGAAACAGCAGAAATAATCTCCTGTGCATCGCCCCTGTGTAGGGGAAGAGCACGACGGACACGAGTAATGGATACATCGTGCCCGTCAAAATACTCTTTCCCGCAAGACTCACGGAACTTTCCGTTCCAAAAGCTCTTGCTGCGGTTAACTTTGAAGCCAAAGGCTTCCAGTTCCGCTACAACAGGATCTACGTATTCTGTGGGAACGATAATATCGTCCCCATAGACGCGTACCCTTCCATAGAAAGACTTAATATCTTTCTTGGTGAGGGGTCGGTTGAGCGCTTTCTGAATTCCCAAGAAGATCACAGTACAAAATGTGAGAGCTTCAAAGGGGAAACAGAGCGCTGAACCCATAGACGCGAACTTGGCTAGGCGAATAACGCCATGACCAGGTACATCAGCCTTCCGGGACCTGCACGCATCAACAGCTCTTGATAAAGAGCTATGATAACGAAGCAGGGCCCGTACATGCTGATTCGAGACACGATCACTAGCTTCGCTGAGATCCAGCGTCGCAAGAGTAGAATCATGAGATCCTACTTTCGCCAGTTCCTGATTAGGTTCCTGGCGAATGAACCGAATGAAATTAAACGCGTTGTCATCGCGTTCAATTTCATCGACGAGGCATTGCAAGAGAGCCTGCTGTGTATATTGCATACAAGTAGGTTCAATTGCAATGATCCGAGGTGTCTTGAGCGTTTTAGGTACAGTGATAACCCTAACGGGTTGCTCTGCACCGGGTTCGAGGATGGAGATGTCTGGTTCACACGCAAGAAACTCCGAGTAGGAAGAGAAAACATACTCTGCCATCGGAAACTCGCGTTCCAGACGCGCGGGCCAACTACGCTGGTTCCACTTGTTGTTACCAACAAGTTTATCAGCCGTCGCCCCGGGTCCATGCTTAGGGTATACGTTTTTCTCGTATACAGCTTTATCACAATTGGATAATAGCTGAGCCCAAAGTAGCACGGACATCCGCATGAAAGCTTCCCTTGAATTAGGGAAAGACCTGTCATATCTCTTAACATCCTTCTCACACTCGAGGTACTTGATGATAGCCGCATCCACCCTTGCATCGCTGCAAGGCAAATTGATCTTGCCGAAAGCAAGACAAATTTGACGAATGGCACGGATAGCATCAACTGAAGGTACATCGAGCAACCGACCACTGTCGCGTTCGAAAATGAGATCAAACAACCCACCGAATAATTCGGGAGTTGACCCTCTTTTCCGGAAACCGGAAAATAGGGAGTGACCGCAACGACCTGTATCCAGAGCAATCTGGAAATCATCACAGAGTCGGGGCAGAGTTATCGTCAAAAACGATAACCCCTCATTTTCAAAACGAGTCGTGATAGTTTCATAATCACGACTGGTACTTACGTGACACCAGATTCCCGCATCAGCGAGAATCTCTCTTGCTAGTTGCATCAGGCTTTTCACTGCTCCTCCTAATGGGGGTACCAGTCCTTAGCCATGTGATGCTGTGTCCTCTACTTCCTGAGTAACCTTGGAATGTCGAGCAATGCTCGACCTTACCCGCGGCACTGAGGTAAGCAGATCTCGTATAACCAAAAGATGTTTATACGAGAGAGTGAGATAGATGATGGTCAAGGCCACAATAGTGACCAGCACGCCTGCCACAATAATCATGGCAGACGTACCGACTATCAGCATACTAAACCGACTTACGCCGGTCTAGTTCTCGCCGCCAAGAAGCTTGGCGACCTGTGCACCCGAAGAAGCAGCAAGATAGGCGACGAAAGCGTCGACAATCTGCTTCTGCTCCGCCGCGGTATATCCCTGAACAGGGACATCCGCAACGATGTAGCAACTCATCGACCTAGGCACCTGCAAGGCGCTATTGGTCGGATCGGTTGCAAACTTCGAGTGATCAATGCGAATGGTTCGACGAGTGCGCTTACCATATTGGTGAGACACACTCATCTTAACCGTGGAATCATTGGTGGCGAAAGAACCACTATTGATACCAGACCCGGTTCGCGGAAGCGAGTACGGGACAGCATTGATTGTTACAGACTGCGGATCAGCAAAAGACATGGCACAACTCCAAGAGGTGATCTCCGGTTACAAGCCGGAAACTTAGATCACACCAACTTTTGGTGTAACCGTTGTCCTTAAAATAAGGACTTCGGCGCCCGTGTCAAACCAAGGGCACCGAGGATGGCCCACTGCGAATCAGTAAAACCCGCAGCGTTAAGGCCAAACCCGAAAGGTGTACTCCTTACACGTTCCTTACGCTTAAAACGGTAAGTTGTGTGTAAAGGACCGACCCATCCGCCGTTAGAGGCGATATGGGACGTAGAGGTGTAGTGATTGAGCGTAGTTGTACGCATCAAATAACCCCACCTCAGTACAAGGTTGTCTTGGCCGAGAGCAGTAGCATTGGTAATATTAACACCAATGTTACCTTCCCAGTCAGCCAACCAGCTCCATGGAGTCAGTTCCCACAGGACGTCAGGGGTTAACCTGACACCCAAAAGACGATTAGCCTTTTGGACGTATTCTTCCATCCGGCCGAAGAAGGAATCATCTTCGGACAACAGATAGGAGTACGCTCCTGAGAACCAGTAGTTCTGTTTGAGAACATAACTGGCATGAACTGACGCAGATGTCCCGCTCTTGATCATCGAGATCATCTCAGGCGAACTAAACGTGCCATGCACGGTATTGTTCGTCGGATAGCGAATCATCCCATAGGGAGGATTCTCAAACCCATTCATGCGAGCTTCAGCATAAATGTGAGAGTCACGAGTAGGGCGGAACTTCCAGTGGCGGTGCACAGTCTTACCGCTGTCTCGGCGATACTGAGCTAGTATCATACCGGCATTGCGGAAAGCCTTTGCAAACTTTTTCACATCCGACACAAAAGGACGCCACCCAAATTCGTAGTTCAAGTACTCATCTCCCATACCATGGAAGACGTGTGCTCGTTCTTTGAATAAGAGTGAGTGTCCGATTGCGCGGGGGAGACCTTCATGAAGTTCTCCCAGAAAAGCCGCCGCACCTGCAACGGGAAGAGTTGGAATAGTCTTTGAGATCGCCTTGGAACCATAGGTCAAGTCCAAACTTGGCCAGATGCCCCCAGAGACGATAGCCGGAGTTCCGTCCGCAAGGACGTTTCCGTCAAAAGCACTATTCAAACCCTCATCGAAGAACACACTTACAGGGCCGTGGTAAGAAGTCTTACCATCGACACTGTGGAAGTCCACAACAGTGAACTCCCTCTCTACTTTTGTAGTAGAGAAAGGGTGTCCGTGATCGTAATTACCAGACATATTCTCTTTAAGATCATTCGTTTCACGAAGAAACAATTGATCAGAGTTGTCAGGTAGTGCACGATCACGCAGGTCTTCGTCCGCAACGACTTGTTGCGGGTCTGTTAATGCCTTCATAAAGGCAGTACCAGACCTAAACGAAGTGGTCTGCTGGACAGCTGGTAACCATCCGCTAGAGTACGTCTTGGAACAGTCAAAAACCGTTCCTTTCAGTACACCACCGGTAGAGAGATTCCTACGTGTAAAGTAGAAATTCTCATCGGTGATCCTACGAGTGGTAACAGTTCCAGCCATGGTAGCTCCTTTCGAGCTAGTAGAAAAGGCATGCGTTCATCATGTACACTGTATAGATGAACGACTTAAAGCCAGAGCGTGTGACATAGTCACACGGGTCACTAAGTACCGGGTGGGCCCTAAGGGGC